AGGGCTTAGATTAACGAAGTTCGCACACTATGCTTTTCCCTAAAACATGCGCTGCTTTTCCTATGGTTTTTAGAGTTACCGAAGTATTATCTGGATTAAGAAGACGATTAACTGCTGATCGGCTTGTGCTCATCATATCAGCCAACTTTTGTTTTGTTAGGTTGCGTTCTTCCATTACTTGTTGAAGTTGATATGATATGACTCGCTTAATTGCAGCAAGGGTTACTTCTTCAAGAAGTTCTTCTTTTTTTAAAAAATCATTAAAATTAGATCCGAGATATTTTTTATTAATCATGTTTGCCTCTCACTTGTAATAGTCTTTTTCGGGCTAATTTCAAATCTTCTTGAGGGATAGAGCGATCTTTTTTTATAAATCCATGTAGGAGGATGATCTTTCCCTCTGCCACAATAATAATTAATCTTGAAATTCTATTGTCAAGATCTGTCCGTATTTCCCATAAATCCTTATCAATTTTCTTAATAAGGGGCAATCCAACTGGCCAACTAAATTGGACTGTCTTAATATCCTCACCGATTCGTCTCTTATCGTCTCTTGATAATTTCTTAAGCCATTCCCTAACGGGCTCTCTTCCTGATTTAGTTGCATAAAACACAACAATCAGTTTGGGGTTCAAGATCATTACGTTTGGAGTGTATCAATATTGATACATTAGAGTCAAGTACGAATTGACTGTCGTGTTCGTAATTCAAATAAATATCCCCTGCCGATAGTGGCCAATTCCAGCCGCCGCCTACCTTTCCGGGCATTCCCTCCCATTCTCTCAGAAAGTCCTCACCATTTGCCCCAGGATGCATCCCCCGGAGTAGAGCAAGGGGATTACCCTTGCCTGGTTCGCAAGAACAAGCGACGCCTTAGTAGGTCGAGCAGCATACCCGATCCCCGTTTCGGTTCAACTCGGAGGAATTTTCTCACGTATATATCTGTTTCCGGATAGGCCGGGAAAGTGACCGGACTCACATCCCACAGAATGACCTCCTGGATGATCCGCTCATTCCTCTCATGGTTAAGATCTTCCTTGACGATCTCGAATCCGAAGCTCATCTGCGTGACATCCTTGCGCCTGATGGAAACCATGAGATCCTTGGCATAGGATGTATCCGGTGGCGTGATATCGATGGCCAGGCCCTTGTCATCTTCTTCGAGGAATAATGTTCCAGCCCTGTTTCGGCCGAGTATATAGTTCGGATCATGATTCCACAGAGCCCGGATATCGTCCTCTTGAATCGTGGTAGCAAAAGCCCCTTTTGCAACCTTCTCCTTGAGATATCCAAGATCCGTCCATTTATCGAAAACGGCAGCATGGCCCCGGAGTTTTCCGCCTCCATCCAGAGAACTTCCCCGGATCTCAAAGTTGGTAGGAAAACTCCGCCATTCAACTGTTCTTTTTTCTGATTCCTTATTTAGTGGCATAATATACCTCTTGTTTATAAGGGGCGGGGGTGCTGCCCTCCGCCCCACCTAATGGAAGGCGACTGTCCTCATAGAACCGTTGCGGGCCGTTCCATGAGCCCCCAGCCGCTAGGGGTACGAATGCCCTGGCCCTGAGCATACAGGACTTTATGGAACATCTAACACGACACCCCATCCGAGGGTCTGTGTCCCCTCTGCCGGTGTTACAGGATCAGTCCAGAGAGCTCTGGAGGCTATCCTGCATGTAACCCTGAAAGAGCTCTGATCGTGAAACCATCTTGGTGCATTGCTTCTCTCAAGGAAAAGATCCCTTTTGAGCCCGACTGCCAGCTGGGAAAAATCGGTCAAGCTGAGATCCCCCTTGCTGCCGAGGGCAGGAACCTTTTCACTGATGATTAAAGGAATCCCGAAAATGGCCGTTGGTGCCGTTCCCGCGGCATTCGCCACGAATAGGCTGTTGTTGCCGGCATCCTTGATCGTGAAAAGTTGAGGGATACAGGATGGGTTCATGATCCAGGCTGCACTTCTGCCGATACTCGGGGGATAGATCCGGCTAAACATCAGGAGGAGGTCCGTGTAGCTGATCTGGCTTGCCACCTGTCGATTGACACTGATAATCCCAGATTGATATAGCGATCCCAGCGGTTTCCCGAGCCCGTTGCCGGTGAGAAGTGCCCGATCCAGGCCAAACGTCAAGGCTTGAACCATCTTTGCACCAAGTTGCTGCTCCATTGGCACCCCTGCATCCTCCAAAAGCTCATTCGATGCACTTACAAAGATCGCGCATTTATGGCTTGCCAAGAGAACCTGTCGGAGTTTCCCTTCTTGCTCTGTGTTCTCGATGTTCTCATCGGTCCAGACGCATTCCAGCATTCCCGGTCCTGTTTTATGGTCTGTGCTATCCCATACCGGAATTTCAAGGTTTGGACCCTGGCCCATGGGGGTCAGGCTGGCCCGGCTCATTACAATGGATTGTTCTAAGATCTGGTCGAAGATCGCACTTGCCATGCTCGCCGGGACTGCGAAACCTCCCGAGGCCCCGACACCGACACCCATGGCCCGCTTTAATAGTCGCTCAGTCATGCGTCCCGATCCGACCTCCGCGACAAACTCGTTGAAATTGCGGAATCCACCATTGTCCAGGGGTCCAGGGAAAAGATCCTTATATCGCCATTCGCCGGGCATCTTGAGTTTAAACTCAAAGTTGTCTCCCTGCTGCCTGATTATGAAAGGAGGCTGAGGTGGATTGACCGGGGTTTTCCGATCGACCGGATCTTTCGTGCCGACCTTTTCGCGCAGTTTGAATTCCTCCCCGAGCTGGTCAAGAGCAGCTATACCATAATCGTAGGCCAGCTGTTCGCTCTCACTTATCTCGCGCCCATCACTTTGAACCTTAAGGAGGAGATCATCCAGACCCTTCTGTATGCTCGATCGTGTTTCATGGAGATCATCCCATGGCATTTCAGCGGGGGATTCATATCCAATCCGTAAGGCCTTTCTAAAGGCCAACTTTGCTTTTGCATCTCTAAATATTGCTTTGTCCATGATATTTCCTTCCTTTTTGTTGGTAAAGTCGGTGTGCCCTAGACATAAAAAAAATCCAAGGCACACCGCTAAATAGGGGCTTACCCTACTCAGCAGATTGCCCCGGATTCTCGGCCCGGTTGATCTGCCAACTTTGCCCGCCATCTCCAAGTACTCAGCTTGAAAATTTCAAGGGCATCGTCGAAATTTTGAATTGCATATTTCAAGACAAATGTCAACTTAATTTTTCCTTTTCCCACGGCTCGAGAAGTCCGATCCTTCCGAGATATTGAGCATCATTTTCGACCCAATCATGAATACCCTTCTGGTGATCGTATACCTTCTGCGATTCATAATCTCCAGGAGGGACAGGCCGCTGCGGTTCGGGCATATCCCACTTCCAGAAAGGCCAAGGACGCTTGCCCGCCCATCCCCGCTGCCGGTTTGCTTCCATGTATCGCCCCATGATGGTTTCTCTGTTCTTATCCCAGAAGGCCCTCAATTCCTCCTGGCTCTTGCCGGATGCATAATCCTCAGCCTCGAAGAAATCGCCCTTGGAATAATATAGATAGTCCACATCGGTAATCCCTTGTGGACCGCGCCTTATGCGCTCCTTGCGTGGTTTCCTAGACATATATTCTCCCTCAGTATAGCTTTGGTGGTCTTGAATCCTCGCCGGTGTCGAGATCCAGGGAGAGCTCGCGGATAATCCTGCAGAAGATAATACGGGTATCCCTGATTGACTTGCATGCCGGATGCTCCTTGACCTGCTGCCATCTATCTTTGATGAAGCGGCCCTCCGTCTTCACCGTTTCCTCTGCTTCGGATATTTCATCCAAACATTTACAGGCCATACGTAAGCGCTCGAGGTCGTGAGCTTCAGAAAGGACAACTTCATCCAATTTCTTCTTCCAGAATCGTTTTCCAGGAGCCTGGAGCCCAGGAGGTGCCGGTGGGTTTCTCATCTCATTCTCCGAATTTCAAAACAACCGGGTAGAAGAAAGTTCGTCCGTGCCTAAAACGGGGGTCTTGAGCAAACAGCTGTAGAGAATGGCATGGCTCCTGGGGTGCCTCGTAAATCACCATCAAATTCATCCCGTTACGCATTAGACGGCTTATTCTCTGCCGCTGTTCGCTCTGCCTCATTGGCGGACCATGCAAAGGCCAATGACTTTGTTATCAGATCAATGAAGGGCTCCAGGTCCTCCGCGCAGTATTGGGGATTCTCTGTCAACGTCCATACCAGTTTGCCGAGCTCCTCGATGAAGCCAGGATATCTCTCTGCCAGCCGTTGGAATGTATCGGTGAATCCCTCTAATCCGTTCATGTCGTGCCTCCTTTCTTTTGGTTTTGGGGGTTAGCACCACCCATAGCACCACCTGTTTTATTACTTAATCCAGTTGTATTATTCATGCCTTACACCCCTTTTTGGCCCTTTTACCCACTAAGAGATCTAAGGGTTTAATCTTGTATATAGTATAATACTGATTTTTGGCCTTATTCGTCAATGAATTCATAGCCTTCCACCGTTTTTGGTATGTGGTGCTACGAGTGGTGCTATTGCAAAAAGGCCCGTTTTCTTGTCGTATATCACCTCATCCTTGCATAGATTTTTCAAAGCCTGGTCGAATACATAGATTCCTTTGCGGTCGTAATGTACCCCATGGTTGATATTGAATTTGCTTAACGGGCCGCGTCTTAATACCCGCCTGATCTTTTCCTCGGTCACCGCGATTTTTCCGTCGGCATCGATGGGGTCGAGCTGCTGCCGGACGCGGAGCTGCCAGTCCATGATGGCGATGGCCTTCTCCACGATGGAGAGATCCACCTCGCCCTTGCCCTCGTTCGCTGCCAGTAGGGGCATGAAGCGCAAGGCGTAGGTATCAAGACGCTTGCTATGGATCGACGTATCGTGTGTCATGTACCACTCGCTGTAAACGGCATCCGCATCTGGGTTTATGGTCATAATCTTGGGGTGCTCGTATGCCTTCAGGATCTCCGCTATCTGATAGCGCAGTTCGGTCTTCGGCAGATCCGGGATCTCGACCGGCAGGGCAAATCGTCTTTTTCCTAAGCCGGGCACAAGGAAAATCCGATTCAGGAAACCGATATCTGAGAATGAAGGGTCATATGTTGCATCCCATGTGGGTATAGTCGATGCCGCCAACATGCTTAGATGCACGTTTTCGAGCTTTACCTCGACGGTCTTGGTATAATTTTCATAATGGTTGTTTTCAAATAAGCTCGTTACCATTGAAAGAAGAACACTTCCCTCTATCCTGCATTTGCTTGAGAACTGCCGGAACTCATCATACACCAGGACGAGGTGCGGGGCGTTTTCCATCCGCTTAGCCAGGCCCTCGGCGCTGCCGACACCGAAGCAGGCCGCCAGGCCGTCGAAGGGCTTAAAGAAACTTATTGTCTGGGAAATAGCCGTGGACTTGCGGTGGTCGGCGCTCTCCCCGAGGAGGAGAATATAGAACCGGGGCTGTGGATGGAGTTCGCTCTTAAGCGTCAAGCGGCCCGAAAGCAGGGCTCCCAGGCATGTCAAGAAAGAAAAATAAAAGAACTCCTGGCATGGTTCGAGGCTTCCAGCATAGAGCCTTGCATAGTCTCCGGCAATGCCCGACATGATTCCCTCGGGCAGGACAAGCGGCCCGTCTGCCATCTCATGCGGGATCTGAATCTCAAGGGCTCCCCCGACAACAGGATCAAAGAGAATGGTCTCTAAGGTGATCCTGGCGAGATCCTCATCCTCAAGGACAAAGGGCATGAGCTCGTTATAAATTTTGTCGCCCCTGAAAAGCGGTATATGGAAGGCCGCTGGGATGGAGCCAGCCATCAATGCATTCTGCATTATCCGTATCAGCTCACCGCCTTCTTTCGTAGGATCGATGGGCAGAGCCACCAGGGTCTTGCCCTTGCATTCCGAGGGCAGGCCACCATTGCCATCATAAAGAGATACTGGGAAACCGAGGTGGATGAGGGCACTATAGTCAATTTTCTGATGGGCGAGGAATATGGACCCAGTCATACCCGCAGCTCCCGCTGTTTTTCGAGCCGATATAGAAACCAGCGGTTTCTTTCCTTGCAGTTTCTTCTGGGGTATGTTAGATGAAGATCATTCCTGAGTTTTTCCGTTGCTAGCCCCTCGTGCCAATGCCCGGCCGGGGGTGCGTCTACTGGACGGCCCGGAGGCTGCTTGGCGGGTCGATTTGGTGCGCACATCGGTTAACCCACTTCTTGGGAACGGGATTCGAGCCAAGAAATTAAATTTTCAAGAGAGTAGCAGATTTTTCTCCCGCACCGCACCCGACCGGCAGGCCCGCGGCCCAGTGAGTCTAAATTTGCAATGTACTTTTCTGAGATGAGGCCACCGGTGAAGCGCTCGATTTCCGTCCGAGCTACGACGGCCGAGGGCCAATTTGCCGCCATATTCTGGAAAATAGGAGATGTTTGCATTTTGTTCCTCCTGTGGTGTGTTTTGGGCACTTAAAAACACAAAACTTGGGATTTGAAAATTTGTCTAATTTGTAAATTGAAAATTAGACATAGAAAGGATTATTTTGATGGAAATTTTTTAAAGCCGGGAATACCCTCTTCAATCATTTTGTTTATTTTCTTGTATTCATTACGAATGCCTGAAATTGTTGAAATTGGAGAATTATTTTCATCGAGGATTGCGGAGATATTGTTCCATGAGGTTTTAGCTTTCCTCAAATCCCATATTTGTAAGTATCTGATATAAAGATCAATGTCGCGAAGTTGCCTTTTATCACATACATCCTTTTTTCTTTTCTTGAGATCATCCATGACCTGTTCAAATTGTTCATCTAATGTAATGTCTTTTTTAGGGATGATCCCGGATCTCAAGTCATACTCATAATTCAAATCATTGGCAAACTCTTCATATTCACTCTGATGTTTATCGATGAGCCTGCCAATGCGCTGCATTAGTTTGGCCTTAGGATATAATAGGTCGATCTTGATATATAAATAACCATATCGATCTGTATCAGTGATCTTTACATAATTTTCTGGTTTGAGAGACAGTCCGTCCTTGTCAATATCCCATTTCTTGAAAAATTCTTTTTCAATTGCTCTAAAATTAGGATTTTTCTCCTCTTTTAATTTTCGTAATTTCTTACAATCAAATTGAAATAATTTATTTCTCGTTAAACAGGCAAGACGTACAAGTGCCAAATCCTTCTTCTTGTCAATTATTCCCTCAAAACCTAACTGGTGATCTACTCTATCATCCAGGATTTTTTTTAGTCTCTCGGTTCTTGTCTCAGACATATCCACTCCTATACAATCCCTTGAAAATCAGTGGCGAGGACAGGTGTGGTTCCCCTTTGTAATGTCGCCTCAAAGGTCCTCACCGCTGCCTGGAGGGTGTTGTCCCCTAGGTGGGCGTACCTTTCGGTCATGCTAATTACGCTATGCCCGAGTAATTCCTTTACCACGTACAAGTCAACGCCGCCTTCTACCATCCATGAGGCGTATGTATGCCTGAGACTGTGGAACACCACTTTCTGCCGTGAATCTGAAATATCCTTGTTGAGCCCCAAATCTTCAACAATTCGATCAAAGGATCTCGATACTCTATCAATCTTGATGCCACCCCTACCATGAAAAACGAGCTCGTCATTCCTTCCCCTGGTTTTGGCCTCGAGGATCCCCCTAACAGCACTCGTGATATATGCGGCCCTGGTCCTGCCATTCTTTGAATTTCTTATTGTGAGAATGCCCCTGCCCAGGTCGATGTCACTCCAGGTGAGGCTGACAATCTCATTGAACCGCAGGCCGCAATGGAGACTGATTAAGGCTAGATCATGCACCAGTTCGCTCCTCTTCTTTAAGGCCGAAAGAAGAATAGAGGCTTCGCTATGAGATAGGAATCTCATCCGACGGTTATCAAATTTTGGTTTTTTCACTTCTGCCGTGGGTGCCGCCCCCTCATATCTGCCGTTGCCCCGCGCCGAGTGGAAGACCTGTCGTACTACGGCAATCATGTATTGAATGGATCTCGGGGCCTGTCCATTGTCATGCATTTGTTTTTTGATCTGCTCTATATTAAAACGGCTGATCTGTTTCAGTGGCATAGTGCCTATGGTTGGATTTATCCAGGACTTAACGAGGGACTTCTCGCGCCGCATCGTCGCGGCCTTCTTTTCACTCTCGGCCTGTGGCAAGTAGGTTTCATTGAAATAATCGCCGAAGGTTACTCCCTCCTGATCTTGCTTGTCTCTTAGCCTTTCCTCCGTGATTTTTTTCTCTTTTCTCAACTGATCCTCTTCTCTCTTCCGTGTCGGCCCCTGGCCTGATTTAGCATTCCTCTTGTATTCTGATAGTTTCAGGGCCGCCCTCTCTTCTGTCATGCCTTCGGATTCCCAACCAAGGCCTGATTCTATCCGTTCCCCATCAAGCTGATATCGAACATCGAAATATCTGTCGAATTTCACCCCATGTTTTCGGGTAGGATGCTTGCGATATCTCACCCCCTTGAACTTTGAATTGACCCACTGCATAACTGTCCTCCCATCTCTCTTTTTTTACAGTTTATCCCCATTTTGTCCCCAGTTAGCGGAGAAATAAATGAATGTCCTCTCATCTACCATTTTTCGATTGTCCCCACTTTGTCCCCACTTTAGAGGAGAAATAAAGGGTTGTCAAGTGAGATTATAGGAAAGTGAAAAATCTATAGAACAGCTCAAATGCTTCTTTTGATGGCGTTAAAGGAATCTATGGGAATCACTTTGTCCAGGACTGAAAATCCTCGTGTCGGTGGTTCAATTCCCTCCCTCGGCACCAGGAAATAAGCTAATCTATGAGGGCCGATCCCAAATTGATAATTGCTTGGGTAGCACATGGGTAGCACCAGAAAAAATTGATCTCGATAGCTGAACCAGGCTTTTGATCGTTCCTATATTACCCTGCAGAT